GTTGATTTACCTTGCGAAGATGACGCCGTTAGAAATCCACCCGGCGCGATATCTTCAGTATCTCGAATAAAACCAACTAGCGCATAGTTCGTAGAAGAAAATCCATTAGTAAAGTTTACTGTGTAAGTTCCTACACCACCATCGGTTATACTTGAAACGTTATAACTATCACGTACCGCAACCGTTCCTGTTCCGTTAAAATTAACCCAAGCTTTTATCATGCCTTCATGATACTTCATAATAGAAATTGGCGCTACTCTAGTTGTGTCCGTTCCTGTTGTTGTTTCCCCAGTCGTGGCCAACTCAACTATACCAGAGACAGTGTCGCTTGCAGCCGCGATGTGTATCAACGCCATATCGGTTAGTAACATGTCAGTGCCGTCATACCTCACTTTGTATGAAATGCCGCTTTTCATATCACCAGCCGCAACCGCTACTTTTGCGCCGCTAGAATTAAGCTTCTTTATGTTCTTAGCGGTTAAACCACTAATAGTTAGCGTGGTCGTTCCTGTATTAGCCGCGTTTGTAGTGAATGAGAACTCTTGTCGCCGCGTTTGTAGTGAATGAGAACTCTTGTCCTGTCACGTACGCAGAAACAGCAGGCGATGGCGTCAAGGTGTAAGCTGCTGATGTTCCTGCTGTATTCCCTAGATATCCGAAAGCGTTATCTGAAATCTGCTTAGCGTTGGGCGCATCAATCAAGGCCGCAGCGGCAGCAACATTGGTAACCTTAAAGGCTCCCATCTTAAGCGCGCCAGTCATTGTAGTTTGACCGTCAGCCGCTACGGAATTTGTAATCTCCGCGGCAATGCCGTCCAACTCCTCATCGAAGCGACTCGCTGTTATAGCAATACTGTTTGCCGCGTCATCAGTAAAATCATAAGGGCGCACAAAGCCGCCTGTTCCGTTTCTTACGCCGTTAGCCATTATTTACCTATCTATAATAATTATTAGTAGTGACAATAAAACAAATGTTAAAAAGCCTTCAATCATGGTTTATTCCTATTAATCCGANTGTTGCAACATATTGAGCTATGTCATCATTGATGATTTTCTCCTTTATTGCAACGCTCTTTAATTCTTTTAAGGCTTTATTTAACGATTGAGGGCTTAAGTTCTTATTTACATTCTTACCTAACCACTTAACAAACCTAGGATTAGTTAGTAATCTCGCTGACGAATTGGCTCCAAGTAATGCGCCTCCAACCCTTAGTGGCATCGTCATGGAACTAGCTAATAAAAAACCCATCGTCATTTGTTGCGCTGTTCCTGATGGGTTTCCAAATCTTTCGACGCCTTTTAATCTTGAGGCTACAGTTGCAATAGTATCTATCGCTATTCGTGTTTCAGTATCTGCGCCAAATAACGCTTTTTTTGCCTCTGGTGCAATCTTATTCCAGTTTGTCAGAAACGTTTGCGTGCTAAATAAAGTTCCCGCACCGTCTTGTTGTCCTGCGGTTGCTTTGCCTAGATTATGCAATATTGTGCCTCTAACAATTTCACGCTCTGGCAATGCTAAGCTTTTCATTACTTGGTTTATTTTTGTTCCACCCTCTTTAGTCCCAGAGATTGCAGCGCGATATGCGTCCTCTGGCGAGGCTTTGTTTGCTATTTGCTGTAATTGCTTCTCTATTCCTTGGATGTGGTTTTTATAAAATGTAGTAGCGTTATCAAACTCTTTCGAAGCTCCTGCGTTTGTCGCTGCTGATTTCATATCTTCGGATAACTGGCCATATAATCTTTTTAATGCAGCCTCATCCTCTCCGCCTATTAAAAGCGTGTTTGATAACTTTCTGCCGACCAAGGTTCGCACTTGCCTAAGTTCTGAATAAGGAATCGTCCCAGCTTGCCCTTGAGTCACTCCAGTTACAGCCCCCTTCATTGTAGAAGCACTTTTATTTAAATGGGTTATTATTGCGTTTGCCTCTTTTCCAAAGATATCTGATTGGAATTGCGGGTCATTCAATAACGAGAGCGTGTTTGATGCAGGCACTCGAGTATTAGTGGGGATTTTCCTATCTACGCGGTCATATAAGAACTCACTCGATTTTTTTACGCGGCTTGTAAAATCAAATACTCCCTTTTGTATAACCGCTCCAGCTTCTTGCCTCGTTGCAGGGCTATCACCGCCGATTTTCTTGATATTCCCCTCTATTGCTTCGAGAATTTCATCGGTATTCTTTTGCATAACTCCCGCGCTACCCGGAAATTTACTTATCCATCTATCGTACAGCTTAACAGCAGGCGAATCACTAACAGCCGCTAGATTCTGCGGGATATTAAGCTTTTCAAACGCCGCCGTCGCAGTAGGAGATACGTTTGCAATTTTACTTGCCATGCGTTGCACATTGCTTGCGGCTTTTGCCGTTACCATGCCCACACCGCCACTAGTAACAAACTTATTTACTCCAGTTAATGCAACTGGTACAGCAGCACCCACCGCACCGCCAATCGCTGTATTTACCGCCCTATTGGACAAGGCTTGCTCTGGTGTTAGTTGCTCTGTTGTTGCAGCCGTTCCCATTGCAACCGCGCCGCCCAACGCTGATAGTCCAGCCCGTCCAGTTAATGTTGCCGCCCCTGCTGGAATAGCCGCTACAAAAGGTGCAGCCTCTCCCACGAATCTGCCAACTTTCCCCGATATAGCTCCGTCGGTCTGCGCTTCAAATCGCTGTCTGCCTCTATCAATAGCTTCTGGCACTAGCTGCTGAAAATCCTGTATCGCCTTGTTATCTGGGAATAATCCAGCCGCAACATCCGCGCCAGTTTGAACACCGCCCCTTACTACTTCTTGCAATCCCTCCATAACACCAGAGCCAAAATTACTTACTTCCGCTTTATTTTCAGCTCTGGAATTTACTATCTCCGCCTCAGTCGCAGCCGTCATAGCTTGCTTTTCTTCATCGGGTGTTAATTTCCAATCCTTAAGATTCCGCACGTCTTCAACTGTAGCGCCTTGGCTAGAAATGTAGTCAGTAATTTCTGTAACTGGCGCTTGTTCCTCAGACATCTTTATAGCGTTGCGCTTTATCTCTGCAAGGTTTGTTGCGGTTTGTGCAGGTGCTGCGGCTTGTGCAGGCGCGGCCTCTTGCGTGGGTGCAGCCTCCTGCGCAGGTGTTAATTTCCAATCTTTAAGATTACGTACATCCTCCACAGTCACACCTTGACTAGAAATGTAGTTAGTGATTTCGTCAACTGGTATCTCATCTTGTGACATTTTTATAGCGTTGCGCTTTATCTCTGCAAGGTCTGCCATTATTAATATCCTAGTAACATTTTGTTGCCAACGTCTGGTGCTGCCGTAGGATTAGCAGCTGGTGCTGCCGTAGGTTTAGCAGCTATCGGTTTCGCGAATGTGTTCCTAGATAATCCGCCCCGCTGCGTGTACGTATTGACAGTATCCTCATCAAACCCCGCAAATATATTATCTGTAGATTCTTGAATTATCTTTTTGGCATTATTTAAACCACGCCTTAATTGACGGTCAGTAAACCCTGACGCATCTCCTATCTCTTTCAGTAGCCTTTCCGCCTCTTGCGGTGTTACCGCTCCACCAGAGCGAGCCTTTAATATTACGTTCTTTAGTGTCTGTACTTCTTGACGAATATCTTGGCCTGCTCGTGATGTGGCAAAATTTGGTAACAGCCCAGTTGCTCCGAAGCCGGGTATATCTGCGTCTTCATCTTGTGGGACTAGTGCATCAAGATTTTTAAACGCATTAACTAAATCTAATGCGCCTGATTTATCTATCCTATTGGACAAAGCTTGTGTGTTGATATCTATCTTTTTATCTTTGGCTTCTTGCCTTCTAAGCTCTACATCTTGTTGTTTTAAGTCTGCCGCCTCCCTGCGCATATCCATCGATTCTTGTTGAAATAGCGTTAAGCCGTCAGAATCAGTGTTTCTTTGTTTTGATTCTTCTTTTAGTTGGTCAGCTCTAATTGCCTGTAACTGAGGAAGGCTAAACGAATCAGCAGTCGCACCGCCGCCGACCTGCTGCGCTAATGCGACACGGTCTTGCCTCCCAAACTCTTGCATCTGAGGTGCTAGTCTCTCATTCTCGCGGTTAATATCGCCTTGTCGGAATAATCCAGCCAACGCGCCCACAATATCGCCTGGGTCGCCACTCCGCCCCGAAGGTGCTGAAAACTCATCTAGCTTCTTTTGCCTTAGCGCGTTATTTGCGGCTGCTCTCTCTATTGCTTCTCTCATGTAAAAACTCCTATTATGCTGGTGTTGGTGCGCCAGTGAACGCGCTAATTGCTTTAGTACCCAAATCTATGGCATTCTTGCGGCGTTGCTCTCTCCTCGCTGCTTCCATCTTCGACCTCTCTAGGTTGCGTGTATCTGCCGCCCCTATAATGCCCGCTCTATCAATTTGATTTACATCATTAAACGAATCCATATTTAAGCCGCCAAATTGGCTACCAAAGAAGCCAGCCGCCTCGCTAGAAGCTAAGCCTCTTAATCTACTTTGCTCATCACCTGCCGCCAGTTCTGATGTTTGCGCCAACGAGCTTAATAAATCGTTTTCATTCCTTCCTAGCTCATCAATTGCACTTCTTTGCGCTTCGCTGCCTTGTGGTAGTCCTTGCGTTGCTAACTGGGTTTCGGTCGCGCGTCTTCTTGCGTCAAGTGTAGGTTGCAATCTACTCATGCCACGTTCAAACGTTAAGTCACCGATGCGTTTCGCCTCTGTACCGAATCTTGAATCACCGCCCGATAGACTAGATAAAAACGATGTCGCTAATCCTTCTTGCGCCGCTCTCGTCTGCATCTGGAAAGGGGTTTCATTGATATTTAAAACTTCCCTGCCCGAAGCATCTTTTGTAAACGTCCTACTACCGAATGCGGAATTAATATTAAATCTATTTATTAATTCTTGTTGCTTTGCTAAGTCAGCACCACTTGATATATTCGCTGTCTTCTGGTCGCCGCCAACTAAAAAATTTAATGCTCTCATAATCTACCTATATTGCATTTACGTTAAAATTATAATATGTACTGTACCACGAAAGTTGCTGGCCTAATAGCGAAGATTTCAGCCGAGGGCTAACATATGTTCCCTGCCCGCTCGACATGTAGCTTTCTGTTCTTGTGATTGCCTCCGCGCTCCAAGGCGAACCCCAAGGCGAACCCCAAGGCGTGCCCGTGCTAGCTGATGATATAGTTTGTGATAAAGTGCTACGCCCAAAATCATACCCCATGTCAACAACAACAGTTACACTACCGTCAGCCATATGCACAGGGTCAATTGTATTGATACTCTTTACTGATTGAACGCCTAACGTAGAATATGCCTGCTGCGCATCCACTCGAATTGCTATAGTTTCGTCTTTAAATCCACTATCTGCCAAGAATATCTTAGTATTGCCGCCGAAGTATAATAAACCATCATGCACAGCCCAACAGCGGGCATTTATTCCAGTGAATCTTGCAGCCGCACCAGTTACCGTATTTAATATATATTGATGATACTGTGTGTTTGTAGAAATCGGCACATTAATAATTATCAACTGGCCTCTCTGATATTCTAACGTTTGCCATCCAAAATTGGCGCTATAATTACGTGCTGCAATACCTATTGCACCAGAGAGTTTAGTGCTGTCACCAACAAGCCCGCCCTTTCTAAAAATCTCGCTGAATAATACAAAGTCGCCATTGATAACAATCATCAAATCACTAGCTATTTTACGTATTGCCCTTTGGTGTATTGGTGCACCTATCTTATAAACACCAACTAAAGCCCACGTTGCCGCAGTGCCTGGGTCAGTACCTTTGTAAACAATAGTATCGCCGCTCGACATAAAGAACACTGCCAAGTCATCAACGCCATCGCCGCCGTCTACGTTCCACGTCTCGCACTTTACTAAGTTACCGCCGAAAGTACCCACCCTTGATAATGGAAATTTAGTAAACGCGCCCTCTATTGCATTCAATGCGCCATACCAAAAGTCCTGAGTGTGGTCATCCCAGTAAAATATAAAGTTCTTGAATACCGATACACCTGCTAATGTCGAAGGAGTTAGCCCTGAACCTGTTATCGTCATTGCAGAAAGCGTCGTCCCGTCAAACTTTTGCGGTGTATCAACGCCATTAACCATCAATAGATTTGCGTTAAAGTTTACACCCTCCCAACGAGCACTAGTAAAACCAGTTCCCAAAGTAACTAAAGCCCCACTGGCTCCACTATATACAGTGCTTCCACTAGCCGATATTAATGCGCTTACAGTACCAGCCCTATAAGACAACAACGTTTCCACATCGCCAATTGCGCCAGTTGCCGAAGATGTATACCCCCAACGGCTCGACACCTTGCCAACCGAAGGGATAAAGTTATCTAAGATTACAGCATCTTCAATAGCCATTGCACTCTCAGCATCGCGAGTGTTCCAACCACCATGAGGCGAGGGAGCAACCACCGCAACCGATGAGCCTTGTCTTTCCGCTCCTAAACTTATTATTCTTGTCATAATGGCGCCGCTACTGTTTCAGGATATGCCCACTTCATGCCGTTTGAAACCCTAACTCTAGGGGTTATTGTTCTTCTGCCGCCGTCACTACCTGATTTCAAAAGCGCGGTCTCGTTAAATTGCGCCAAATCTTCTTGATACGGCTTGCCAAGCAGTCTTTTAAATCTCCATCTTGCGCCCAACTCAACTAGAAAGGCGTCTATCCTTGGCACATCAGTGTCTACAGTCCAGCCCGCCTTTGCCGTTCCGCCCGATGACTCAACTGGCGTGTTCTGTGTGTATTCATAAATCAAGGATTCTACACTACTAGGAGTCGGATAAACTAATATCTGGCTGCCTCTTATTCTGTAGAAATCAACTGTAGTGCTACCGTTTTCCGTTGCATTCTTTAAGTTCTGCCATTCCTTAGCGGATGTAGTGCCTAACATTGGCAATTTACGTGTAACATTCCAAGCCGTTTCGTTTGTTATGCGGTCAAAATTAGTAGGCAAATCATAACCAGCAGTTGAGGCAACCGTTGTTATAGTTGCCTCCGCCTGCAATTCCTGCCAGTCTATTCTTTTAAGCAAATCCGCAACCGTCTCAGTAATTGCTTGAAGCAACGATACAGCCTCAAGCTCCGTATTACCAATAATGGTACTTGGTACTTTCACGCGGCTATTCCTTGCGATGTCTTGGCATATGCTTAAAAGTGTCATTTACTTACTCTGCTTTTATATTTCTTTTCACCGCTTCTTGCTGCTTAACAAGTTGCTTTCTTAAGGCTTCAATCTCAGCATCTTTAGATAAAGATTCCTTTTCAATATCAGCTAGTTGTTTATTCTTTTCTATTAATGAATCTTCTAGCATTGATTCAGTATCAAGCTTTCCGCCATTAAGTCCAGCCTTTAAATAACGCTCGTAAGCCTTTTCATAAAGCTCAATTTCCCCTTCTTTAGCCAATCGCTTTATATGGTCATTCTTAGCAATTAAATCGACAGATATGTATAATCTGTTTTCCACTACTTCTTTACCGTCTGTTATTAAAGTCCTAGGATTATCATAAAACCCAACACTTAATCCACCGTAGCTAACTTCAGTTTCTGGGGTTACGCTCCTCACTAGCTTTTTTTTCTCTGTCATTTTTTCGTCCATCTTAAGTTAAAAGGGCAGGGATAAAATACCCCCACCCCATATTAATTATGCAGCTATACCATCATCCATGAGTGGATAGCTAATCTCAAACTCAGCTAAACCAGTTGTAGGGACGTTAATCGCAGAAGCGCCTTTGCATCTCTTAACCCTATCGCCTGCCACAATCGCGTCATCAACTGTGCCAGCTGTTGCCGTTGCGTAAACGTTAGCATTATCAAGAAAACCTGCGGCAACCTTGCCAATAGCTTTACCGTCAACTTGGTACCAACCAAAAGAACCAGCAACATTCGCGCTCATAGCAAACGCAACCTGCCCTATATCGTTAGCCGCCAACAAAGTTGTTGAGAAATCATCTTCTAGAATAGTTACTACACTGCCAACAACAGTAGAAGCAACGCCTTTAAGGTAGATAAATCCACCCTCTCCGTAGTTGCTTGTGTCCGTATCAAGAGCACGCACTCTAGTGCCAAGCGCCACTAGTGCAGTGGTAGAAATTTCGGTTATTGGTTGTGCTATAACTCGATTAGAAATTATTTTAAAATCAGCCATTTATTTACTCCTATATTAAAAACCCCTTAACTTAATAAGGGGGCATAAATTACGGTATCATTACACCATGAACACGTGCATTAGTCATCGTTAGATTTCCAACACTTGTCATAGGTACAATAGTAACGCCTTGATTGTGTGGGCGAGTTGCTTCACCAACAGACATCATTGAATCACCAAGATACTTGTATGACAAATATTTAGTATTCAAGAAATACATCTTAGAAGCTGTCATTTTAGAATCAAAAACAACGTCAGCACTTTTGTATTTCAAGTAGTCAAAACCAGCCTGACCAACCTTGCTTTCATTCAAACGCTGAATGGCTTGTAATGAATTCTCGTAGAATCCAAAATAAGTATCACCAGCAGTTATAAGGTCAACCATCTGTCCACCTTGAGTCTGACAACGTCTGTACAATACATTCATTGCATTTGTAATAGTTGTAGCGCTTGCCGTTACTGACTCAACAGAGAAATCATATAACTGGTTTCTCCAGAATGTGTTGCCAGCAGTAGCGCGGTTAATGCCACCAACAGTTCCAGTTGTAGGGTCATCAGCCACTAGCAAAGCTAAGCCGCCGATTTCATTACCACTAGAACCAGTACCATCTGCATAAGAATAGTCACCGAATTTATTATCAAACGATGTTTTAAGCGCTTCCATCTTAGCTTTTAGCAATGAAATGATTTGTTCCTTGCCTTTGTTCTGCAAGCTTTCCAAATCGGTCATCGTGACAGTACCAGTAACAATTTTCTGGTTAAAATCTGCTGATGTGATTACGTCTTGTGGAGTAGTGTCGTAAGTGTCATAAGCCCCCTGCGCGCGAATAGTAGTATTTTCAGCGTACAAAAGCGTTTCACGGAATAAAGCACCGCCGCTCTGTTTAAGAATGCGACCACGCTCTTTAAGTTTAAAGAATATGATGTTATTTTCAGCAATATTGTCTACAACATCACCTTTTTGCGCTTCCATTGTAGTAGAAAGCAATTGACTGATATTAGGATTAGGCATTTTTTTAATTCCTTATGATTAAAAAAACGTCCACGAAGTTAAGAGTAGCCTGCCTCCGTCGCTATTTTATCAAACAAAGCGTCTACATCATTAATGCGCGTCTTCGGAGAGCCAGCTTTTAAACTTTGTCCGTTCATCTTCTTGGCCTTTTCCACATCAACCTTGCGCTTCGCCTCAGTGTCTCGAAGGTATTTAGCCCTCTCAGCTTCTAAGGTTTTATTATATAAATCGTCATCCATGCGAATGGCTCGTTTATATAAATCATTAATTGATAAGCTCTTATCGTAATCTGCCATGCGCCCCATCTCGTCCTTTACGGCTAGGAAATGCGGATATAACAATTCACCTGCTTCATTCTTTGCATTCATGAAACTCTCGACAACATTGAGTTGCTCCTGATTCTTCTTGCTGCTAGCTTCGTTCTCTAACTGGTCTATCCTTCGCTGAAACGTTTCAAGTTGTTTGCGATTGTTAAGTTCTTCGTCAGTTAGGTATTCGTCGTCACTACTAGCAGTAGGAGCTTCAATACCAATGTCTTCAGGTTTTATTCGCGCATATTCCATCAGTTGCTTTACAGCCGCCTTTGGATTTTGTGCAATTAACTTCTCGAATGCAATATAATTACCGATTATCTTTTGTTGACCCTCGGTAGTATTGACATTCAAGCCGCTATTCTCGAATTCTTTAGCCACGTTATCCGCAAACTTCTTCCGCTCTGCGAATTCTTGGTTTTTCTTTGTGAAGCTTCCTTGCATCTTCTTGAAGATATCTACGTTTGCTTTCTGGATATCTTCGTCATACTCGGACAGTTTATCACGTAATTCTTTTGGCATGTTCTCGGGAAATGAAAATACAACATCTTCACTGTCTGGGCTCTCTTCTTCACCCTCCGACACGTCATCCGATTCCACAGCCTCTTCTTGTGCTTCTTCTACAACAACATCTTTCATGTCATCGTAAAGTTTATTTATGGCGTTATCTATTGTATTATCTTCGTTTGTTGGATTTGATTGCTCAATCACAACTTGTTCTTCCGACATTAAGACCCCGTCTCTCGAGTTAGTAACTAATTAAATATAACACCAAGCTATTGTAAACGCAACATTATTTATTCTTCGTTCTTTTTCTTGCGCTTGTTGGCGTTTTCATTGCCAACTTCGAATAAGTCGTTAGCTCTCTTATGGTCATCCCAAGCGTGTTTGCTGACGTAGGCCTTGTCATCTATCGGGCTAATTACCGCGCCATCTTCTTGGATTGTTTGCGAAACTGTGCGTTGTTGCCTTCTGATGCGCTCCTTCTCGTAAGCCTTGTAAGACTCACTCCTTAAGAATTCATCCCTTGCTTTAACCATGTCTTGCCACTGTATAAATAGCTCCTTAGTTGGCTCTTTCTTTTCCTTCTTACATTTGCCCAAAAACAAATTATATTCGTCCTCTGGTGTCATTCGTAAAATCATACAGCCTCCCCGCTTTGTTTAGCTAACCGCCTTAATTGCTCAAGTGTAAATTCAGATTGGCGGTCGTTCTCCTGCTCTGCCGAACTTAATTGAAGCTTCGCCTCTTCAATCTTAAAGCCACCGTCAACCTTCTTTTCTTTGATATCAAGCTCGCGCTCTTTAAGTTGTGCGTCTATCATGTCAGCACTTGGCTCTTCTGATTCGGCATTATCTTCTTCTGATGTTTCGCCTATCAACTCCATAGCCTCCTCAATGTCACGCCCAACCTTAAACGGCCTTGCGACAAATCCCATCATCGCTTTGAATACATCCATAGGAAGCAACCCAGCTTGTACCAAAGGTATGTTCTGCTGGATAAACAACGATATAGTATTCATAAACTCGACACGGTCTCTCTTAACCTGCTCAGCATCAATTGCGGCGGTCATCTCTGATTCAATATCAATCGCATAGCAACGCAATTTATCATCTCTTAATAAGTCCTCGACCTCTTTTAACATAACGTCAGTGGCTGCGCCCTCTAGCTTTATCGTTCTATCTTGCTCCGCCTTCATCATCTTAACAGCTTGTTGCAATTCTTCAGGGCTTAACTGTTGTGTCATTGTTAATTCAGCCATCTTTGCATCCATATCAGCTTGTTTAAGTACCGTAATTCCTGATATAGCCGCCAACTCCTCGCCGCTCCAATTCTCCGCCAACAACTCACCAGTGATTCTAATTAAATCCCTTATGAATTCTGACATTGCTTGCTGCTGTGTTTGCATACGACTAACCGCAAAGTTGCCCTTAAGCCTCTGCGCCGTTGCAGTTTCACTTGCTTTTGATGTTCCTCTAACGATATCGGATATCCCTGTAATGTCCCGTATTTCCTCGATAATCTCTATCTTGTGCGTACGTAAAGCCGATAACACATTAGCAAGCTGCGAGAGGTCTTTTGTGTAAATCAAATTAGATATATTAACATTAGGGTCAAAAGCTACTGGTGTATAAACACCGTCACCATTGTTTTGTAATGAATCTACAGCGCTAGCACCTAATATTTGGTTATATAATCCACCTGCTTTTATCTGCTCAACTATGCTTGTTATCCTGTCAGTAACTATATTAAGCTCCTTAGCCTGCGCTTTGTACATTCTATAAGGTGGCACTGGTAATATTGTGCCGTTAATGCGCCCCAAATTTAAAGATGGCGGCGATGGGAAGAACGTGCTCAGATTATAAACGTCGTCTTGCTCGCTCAATAAGCCTTCATTGTATCCGTGACTCCAAAATATAACCTTCTTTTCGTCTTTATGCCAAATCTCCCAAATCTCCGCACGCTTAAACGTCTGGTGTTCGTTAGCGTCCTTTTGCGCGCTTGCCTCATCTTCTCTTATACTTTCCGTGAGCTTGATAGATTCACCAATCTTCTTGCCGAATTGCTCGACCAACTCATCGCGGCTTCTTTTGTGCCTGTAAGCTTTCCACCTGATTAGCGATTCATCATTAGCTGGCGATGTTAAGTAGTCTTCATACGATATAAAGTCATACTCAATATTTTTGCCTGCGACCTCCTCGTCTGGCTCCTCTTCTTCTTGTGGCTCTTCAGTACTTGCGACCTCCTCGTCTTTCTTCTTCTTCTCGAGCTTAACGATGTCCGCCTTAAACCTTATCTTCACTTCTCCCAAGCCGCAGATTAAAGCATCATCACGAGCTTTTGATATGGCCACAGATGCAAACCCCTGTTCCATAAAGTAATTAACGCCACGCTCAAGCATTATCGAAGATAGCCTTGCAACCGAATCTTTGCCAGCGTATCGACGCCTTATGTCCGCTAGTGGCAAGTTAGAATAAATCAACGGCTTTAGTGTCTGGATATTCGCCCACAATATCGGATATCTATTCTCCGCAAACGTCGCGCCGTCCGTGTTATTGTTGTAAATATCGTTATATATTTTTACTTCTGCATCCCACTTCTCGCGGAATTTCTTTGCATTTTCAAGCTCTTGGCTCCATAGAGTCCACTTACCCGACTTAGTACCGTCGTTTATATCTTCTTCTCTTTCGTATTCTGGCATTATTCAAACCCCTTTTTTTTATCTTTAGCTATCATCTGCTTTATTACGTCTTGTATGTATATCTTACTATCCCATTCGGCCTCTGGCAACTTTCTTTCTATCACGTAAGCCCTTGCCATTAAACCATATCTTAGGGTGTCGATTGCATGGTCTTCTGATGTTGTGTCTAAATCCTCTGGCTTTTTCTTATCATGCTGCATGGCTGGCAACGTTCTTAATAACGCCGTGCAAGTGCTGAACATATACAACATTGGTATACCATCCCCACCCTTTAGCCTCTGCCTAACCTGCTGCCATCCCGAAATGCGTTTATTATCCGCCCTCCGAAAAAAGCAACCCTCCGACATCATTTGCTCACCAATAGACACGCCGCCTAGTGCTGCCCAAATTGCAGGGTCTGCAACCATATCATCAAGCCGCTCATCTTTCTCACGCTCAATTATGCCTTTTGCTATCTCGCTATTTTCCATACGCAAACCAGTGTTAGGCTTACTCGCTCCGTACCATTCACGATATACTATAGCAGAACCTTTAGGATATGCAATAAATCCTTCTGGTGTATCAATAGGTTGCCCGTCACTGATAGCAATCCACAACACACAGAACGGCGCGCTATATCCCCAGTCGAAAGCGCGTATCTTGTGCCAATCATGCGGAATCTTAAACGGTTTTATTATGTGCTTGCCAGCATCAAAACCATCGAAGAAAGCCCCCTCAACAGCATTCCAGTCACCATTTAACCAAGCTTGAACCAACGCCGCCGAACCAGTCATATACAGATTGCCCACATAATTAGGGTCATTCAACATTAATATCTTGTTATCAGTTACTTTTGCAGGAATGAAAACCCTTGACCGCTCTAATCCGTTGGGGAACTTCTCCGTTATAACCTTCATACCCTCTGGATGCGGGTCTATGAATCTATCCTTTAACCAGCCTTGGCCCGCGCCCCCCGGGTTTCCTGTTAAATGCATCTGCGTCGGAATACCAGCAGCAGAACGAATAGCACCGTGCAACTTCATAATAGGCGAGCGGTCGCCATATCCACCCACTTCTTCTACACATACATCAGATAAGTTTTGCCCTTGATATTTATCGGCGTCTTGGTCGCGCTCTAACGGTCTAAACCTTAATGAACCACCATTAGGGAATTGCCAAGTTTTCTTATACCCAACCCATTGTGCACCTAGTGGGGAATATAATTGTTGGCTGCGCGTGATAGCATCGTCCAACATTGGCAGCTCTTTCCTGAAGAATATCCCATTGAACGCTGCGCCGTATTTCTCAGCTTTAAGCCCCATCTTACCTAAAACACCGTCCGTCTTTCCACCACCCCTTGCACCGCCATAGAATATTTCATAAACGGGGCAGTCAATCAACGCCTTTTGCCTTCCTGCTTGTGGTCGCCAAATAACTTCGGTTTTCATATTTCTTATTTTCTCAATTGAGAATACATGTCATGAATCTTATCTAACAAGTCATAACACTTGCTTGTGTCAACATCCTCTGCAGCAGCAAGCTGCAAGAACATAGCACAACAATCTTCGGGCGTACGCTTAGGCAGACCCCACCAAAAATCACGAATTTCTAATAAGTTCTTCGGCTTTCTCTCCTTGATATGTACAAATAACTTATACATATCAACCCAGTCTTTATCTTCAAATCCGTATATTATGCCCATTTCTATATTTCCGTTACATTAATTGAGTCTAAACCCGTGTTTTTCATCATTTCCGTAATAATCCTGTATTATTTATTGTGGGCTTCCTCCCACTCCTTCAC